TTTCACTGGCCTACATCCCTCTGGGGGTGGACCCCATTCGTAGAATGGAATGTATACCATGGACGTTTTGAAAACTTTGATCTTCGCTGAATAGTAAAGATCGGAGGGTGAAGCGGCTACGGTACTGCCAAACTGCAGGGGTGAGACTTCCCACGGCCTTTTGCCGTGTTTGGAACAGAGGAACATCATAGGTTCGAAAAACCTTAATGTCTTTCTCTGGCTAGCCAACTTACTGAGCACTTTGTGCCCAATGTTGAAGCGTCTCAATTTAAAAACCGGTACTTGCCAATCAATCGCTTTTTTACATTGGTTGTCAGCCGGAATAGTCGGCCAATCTGTAAATAACCACGAAATGACGTCATCACTGGCAGGTCCGCATTTGGTTTTCCAGTTAGGAATCCATTGGCGGATGGTACAAAGAGTAGCAGTAAACTGAATTTGCCACGTCTTTGAAAGGAGGTAAAAGAGATTGTGGTCCCTTGTTAACTCCCAGATGCCAGAGGGTTTTGCCTTTAAGGTCGGTCTGGTCACGGTATTACCGTTAAACCAATCCGCCCCGCAGGATTCTCTCACTGGGCCACTGTTGAAAGACTTATCCCGGTTAATTCGAAACCCGGTTTGTCTAAGCAGCCAAGTAAGGTCATCATAAATTTCTGATGGCACGATTAGATCGTCACCATAAACAGAGAGGGAAGGAAGAGTTTCCTTCCAAGAAAGGTTGTGTTGTCTCAAACAGGCATATATTAGTGCCGTGAAAATAAGAGACTCCACAGTAAAAGTGTAGCCGTTCCCCATGCTAGAAAGCTTTTCGAAGTGGACAAAAGTTCCATCGGCAAATTCGCCGGATGGTGTCCGTAGTTTCTTCAAAAGCTTTGCCCAACGTGGCGGAAACATATTAAGCCACGATAAAGCAATAGTGTCGGAAGCCCCCTTTAAATCAATTGTGCATAGATTGCCTAGGATTGAACCAAGGTAAGCTAGCTGTTGATTTTTGGCCTGACTGGATAGATCAATCCCCCAGTATTTTAATTTCTGGCGGATAATTCGATCTACTCCTAATTGGAGATATATATTCCCAGTAGGCTCAGCGGCAATTGTCCGATCGGTTTTAGCATTTTTAGGAACGAAAAGGATTCTTGAGGTATTGAGGGTACGTATGAAGTAGTCAATAGGCACGCGTGAAGCGGCCCATGTGACAACGTCCCCAATAAACGGACTCGGTTGGCTGAAAGTACTGTTCCAGTAATGGAATAAACTTCTTCCCCACCGGTCATCGTTCAGAAGAGCCCCAATAAATAATCCTTTAGCTTCAGAAGTCACATCAAACGGAGGTTCGTATTTAGAAATAGGGATTGCTCCCTGCCCCCGTTTTTCAGTTGTTGCTCCTGGTCCATGATGGGCGCTAGCGTAGAAATCAACGTAGCTCGGACACTCTCCAAGGCAGTTTGCGATAAATTCCTTTGCAGTCCGCAGAAGCGGATAAACAAAGAGATCATTGACAATGTTGTCAGAATCTTCAGTTGAATTAGCGACAGATAGAATATCACTGTCGTTAGTCTCCTTACAGATTCTCTCATAATCGAGAAATGATTCTAAAGCAACTTTCGTCTTGTCAAAAGGTGAGTCGGAGAAATTATATTTCTCTGCGAATGTTAATACACGCAGAGCTCTAACTTCACCAAGAAGTGCCGGGGTGCTACAGTACTCTTCGTTGACGTTTGTCAGCGAGACATCTGAACACCACTTAATGTAATCCGCGATGTTTCTTTTGCGGATTATCAATTCCAGTTCGGAGAGGCGCTGTATTCCTCTCGTAGTTTCAACACACTTCTTCACGTCAGCAAAAACTGATGTCAGCACCTTCCATATATAAAGATCTTTTTTAGGAAGGCGAAGTTGTTGTTTTCTCTTTTTACGGTTTCTCGTTTGTTTTCTCTGGGCAGTTTTGCCTGAGTTCTTCTTCCTCATATTTCACACACCTTTCCGTGAAATTGGTCTGAATTAATTTACAGTAGGCTATGATTTTGTTCGGCGCTCTTTTATGAATGCGCCACCATAACTTACCAAGAAAAGCCACAAACGTGCACTCCATGAACTAGGTCTCCTGTCTTACGACAAGGTCCTCAAATTCATCGGAGTTTATAAAAGCACGAAAGTGGCGGATCTGATTTTTCAGCTCCACGGCTGTAAAGCCGACGGGGGTAGAATTTTCAAACTTGAAGACCGATGGACACACACGGTCGCCCGTTGGTTGGGGTATTTCCCCGTCCTGGCGGAGCGTTACGTAGGTCCTTCTGGTTCCATAGAAAGAGGGAGAGGTTTTCGCCTCAACAACCCGTGCGACAATTCTGTCGTAGGGCAACTCCGGCTGATCTATGGTAGATGTTTCGCGATATTCACAAAACCCGGTCTCCCGTGTACGTTTTTCATACTCGGTTGAAACGGCAGTGACATCATCAGCAGCATCTGTGTAATTTAAAGTGATTGTTTCTGGAAGCATAAGTTATTTCCTTTCATTTCCTTTTTCTGGTGTGCGATAGCAAGTTTCCAATGACGGTCCGCAAGTTTTTAAGTGCGGGCACCAGTTGTTGCTTAGCTAGCACAATCAGATCAGTGTTTTTCGCCCAGTTAAGTCTGGGTCGAAAGGTTATTGCATCTGGTAACTCGGTGACGATATTTCGCGTAATGTCAAGGCATTGCCGAGACATCCAGGCCATACTACAGTTCCCTGTCCAGGGTTCCATAGGTGTGCCTGTTACTGAAACAGTCTGTTTAGACTCTTCAACAACAGTGACAAACCAATCTTTAGGTTGCCACAATGTGTCTGGAGTTCGTGCTCGTATTTGGTCTCCTACGTTAAATAAGTAGTCGACCGCCCAAGAACAGGGCGTTAGCTCCCATAGTGTTTCAGGGAGATAATTAATACTCACACCGTAAGTATCTGGGTAACCGTTTGTCCTATGTTCACACAGGACGCCGGATTTGACGAAGTACCGTTGAGATACGGTTTTTCGTACGTTCAATTTTAAATATGAACCCCATTGAGCAGGTTGTTCTAACTGCTCTGATACTAGGATTTGATCACATGCACGGAAAGTTTTCCTTGTAAGATCACTCTTAATTCGGAAAATTGTTTGGGACAGTGTATCGACCTCATGTAAAAAAGGCCGCCACCCCATCCTGAACTCCATCCATAAATCGCTTCCTTCATCACCCATCAGCTTGGCAGCTGACAGTTTACTCTTTTTGAGTTTGGCGGTGAATCTTTTTGTAAACGCAGCAACGCGAGTCGCTGCTTTCACCGAATTCTTCAAGAGACTAGTCGTCTCTCCAAACTCTGCAATGGTAGCTCCGATTAACATTTTATTGCTGGCGACGTTGGCAAGTGCCTTCGTTACGACAGTATTATACATGTCTATCTTTGCTTGTCCGTCGATCGTTAGAGGATTCATAAACCAGTACTGTTCTGCAAGAGGGAAATCCCCCTTATACGCATAGTAGTTACCTGGAAAATACCCGAATTTTGGGTAGTCCTTTCTAAGATTTATGGACATCGAATTCTGCGAGAAGTTTTCCTCTTCTTTGTGGTAATAGTTGGTTGGGACAATTTCGCCCCTATCCAGACGTTCCCTAAAGAAAGGATTGCAGACATCTTCCATTGTTTTCGTCAAACGACTACTATCGTACCTTCCATTAACAATATTGAAAGGACCTTGCACAGGTCTGTACAAGATTTGTTGATAATAAGCCATTTGCCAAGGTAAATCGATTGGGAGTTCACTCCAATCTCTGAACCTCGGGCCAATACACGCCATGATGATACTCCTTTTGTTGAAATGTTCGTCAAGTGCAAAATGCACCTACGGCACCGGGACGATTCCCGCTGCCGTAGCTGTCTGCCGCGAGTTTTGCGGCTTGATCCCCA